CTACCTCGCTCTCCTACATTAACCTTGCCATTTTTTAAAAAATACATAATGTACCCTATTTCATTCCAACGGCTATACTTAAAATAATACTTGGACATCAATCACCTAATAATTTTCTTTTTAAAGTTTTCTTTCTTGTATTACGCAATTGCTCTACTGCATGAAATCCAAATCTTTTTTCTAATAGTCTCTCATATTCTGGTAAGCTATTGTATCTATCCCATGCATAATCTCTAAATCTTAAAACTTCTGCTGCTGACAAATAATCTGTTGGCAAGTTTTGTGTTTCATATGCGTGTTGCGAGTAACCTATATACTGGTCAGGAAGTTTTACTCCATTTGCTTTTGACTGTCTATATAACGGCGATCCTGGATAAGCCATAGCACAGTAAAAACTAGCCATTTCAGTTAAGTTTTCTTTAGCAAACTGTAAGGTATTTTCCATACTTTTCTGCGTGTCTCCTGGTAATCCAAATATGTAATTTCCTGCTACTGCAATACCATGCGATTGAATATTTGCAATCAATGTAGTAATGTTTACATCTTCAAACCCTTCTTTGTATATAATTTTTCTAGCTTCTATATCAGGATTCTCAATTCCTAATGCGAGCCATTTAACACCTGCACGTCTTAGTATTTCTAAATGCTCTGGTTTACAAGTGTCTACTCTAGCATATGCCCATATGTTAAAGTCATAGCCTCGTTCAATGATTAACTCACATATTCTTACAAAATGTCTAGGATTAAGAACAAACAGTTCATCTGCAAATTTAATATTTTTAACACCTTTAGCTGCTAGTATACCAAGTTGATTAACTGTAAATTCCGGAGACCAAAATCTAAAGCCATTCATATGAGATGCGTCGAGTTGATCATTGCTAGATCTATTAATAATATTAATCATACAAAAGGAACACTTATACGGACATCCTAAACTAGTATATATAGATGCAAAAGGTTCTTTTATTGAATTATTAGTCCAACTATGCCAGCCAGCTGTTCTATACCCACTGTTAGGATCTATTTTATTCCAATTTATTCCAGGCAAGATAATATCAAGGTTGCTTCTAGAAACAGGAATAGATGCTTCATTTAAATGTACACCTTCTGCATCCCTATATGCTATACCTTTGATGTAGGACAAGGACTTTGTTAAGTCCGAAGCTTGACTTAAATCGTGTAATGCTTGTACACCTTCATTTGTAAATGCAATGTCAATAAAAGAATGTAACTCAAGTGTTTCGACAGGCAATGCACTTACATGCCCGCCTACGAATCCTATTTTAATATTAGCATCTAATTGTTTTACAAGTTCTGCAACTTCTATTGCTCCGGTCATATTTTGCGAAGAAGCGCTCGGTTGTGCTCCATAGACAATAAAAACTGCCATTTCACATCTAGAGTCTTGTATCCTTGCCGCTGACTGTTCTGCAGTCAATCCTAAGACTTCGCAATCTAATATTTCTGTTCCTATACCTGCTGTTGATAGACTATTTTCTAAGAGTCCTGCCCAAATAGGTGTCTCTATAGCACTATCGGATGATGCTAAAGACTGAAATACTCTTTTTGCAGAATTTGCATGAATAAGCAAAAATTTCATTACCGATATAGTTCCTCAATTTTTTCAAACAACTCTATATAAGGATTAGTATCTATAAAAGTTTTAAGATGTTCTTGATTATATAAAAGTATATCCTTACAATTATAATACAGATCATGCATGGTGTCAAGAGACATATTACCCAGTCTTCTAATTTCTTTCATCATTAATTGAACACGCTTCTTCTTGTTATCTTCTCTAGTATATGCTTCGTCAATATACGGTTCAAAAGTTTTAAAACCTAACTCGTGCAACAGTTGTATTGCACCAATATTTCCGTAGTGTATAAACGGATGTAAATTTACAAATGGTCTAAACGTTTTTTCAGAATTAAAAGGATAATCGTTATTGATAAAATCTGTTTCAGATACAATACTTACATAACTATCAGTATACCACTGTTTATTAGTTTGGTTTGATGGAAATCCTGTTTTGTCATCAAAATGATTAGTGTCAAGTTCTATTGGAATCATTGCATTAGCTTTATCAATTACGTCCTTAGGCATATCAGCACCGTAATGTTCATAAAGCCAATTTTGTACAATGTCTGTTTCTTCCTGCATAGGTGAAATAAAACTTGCTAAACTTTTTTCTAATAAACCTGTACGCACTAATTCGTATAATAGATAATATCTATGCTTTCGATTTGCCCTATTTAAAGTTAAAAAGTGCTTACTACGTTTAGATCCATCTAGGTCTGCCTCTCTTACTATATCAGCAGTATAATTTAGACTACCAACAAACGGAAAGTTCATCATTTCTTTTGCACTTTCGTGTGCAAAGAACGTCGAACTTTCGATAACATGCATTTCTGTATTTTTTTGAATATTGCCAGCAACCATAATTAAATTTTTTAAATCCATTCCATAAGATCTAAAATAGTCTTCTATTTTTCGTATACCGTCTAACATAATCGGATCATGCGTAAGATTAATTATAATCTTAACCTTTCCTGATAGAATTAAATTACGCATCTTAGTTGACAGTGTATCCATAAGAGAATAATGAATATTAGTATTTTTTGTATAACTGCCCTTCCATAAAACTTCAAAATGCAAAATCTCTAAAGGAAATAAGTAAGTTTCATTATCGTTAACATCTACTTCATCTGGACTTACTTGTTTTAATAGTCCTGGTTTAATTGTATATCGATGAAAATTATCGTGCCATCTAAAAGATACACCGACAGTCTCTTCTATTCTTTTTCTAATTTCTTCTTCATTAAAAAGATTAGAAGTTTCATATAAACAGGACTGATGTAACCCATTAGGTAATGCAATTCCATTTACCCATTTATCAAAAACAACTTTCATTTAGAAAACTACCCATTTACCAGTACCGTAATGAGGATATTTAGATTTATAGTTATAATGTATAACATCATTAGGTAAATCTCTTGTTTTATTCCATGTTGCTACAGTCGGAGTTCTTGTACTAACTTCGTTATCTTCTACTACAAAGTATAATGGTAGATCGAAATTACGTGCGTACTTATGGACTTCATAAAATAGCCCAGTTTCAAAACACATATCTCCTATAAAGCACCAAACTTTATCATCAGTTCCGTTATCTTTGATAGACTTAGCAACACCTAATGCTATTGAAAGAGGTCCACCGACGATTGCACTACTATAGAATTTTTCATCGATGTTACAAACTGTAATAGATTTACCATCAAGTATTTCTTGTTCTAACCAATTAGGACTTAGACCTTTTAACAAAGCATGATAATGACTACGCCATGTAGAAAATACCCAGTCGCTTGTTTTAATTCTTTTAAATATTTCTATCAACGAATCTTCATTACCGTTACTTAAATGAACAGGTCCTCTAATCTTAGCACCTTCCCAATGTTCTATTATTTTATTTTCAAACTCAATTAGATCTTGTGCTGTAAAAATGCTTTCTCTCACCTGAGGATACTGTTCTAAATTTTTAATCATAATATTTTCCTAAATGACTATGTATGTGTTCTGCTACTACTCTGTGACCATCGACTGAAAAATGTGAATCATCTATAGGATAATTTGGTAAGTCTAATAATCTATATTTATTAGTTGAAATATATCGACATAAATCAATGTTGTAATGAATGTTATCAAATGTCATCATGGTTTTACTTTCATCAGGCACTTCGTCTGCATCGTACAGAATCCACAATACATCAATTTTTTTGTTTTGTAGATATACAGTATATAAGTCAATATTTTTCATAAGGGTATTGAATTCGACTGTTCTGTTGTAAAAATATTTTTGATACAAGGTGTAGTATCGCTTGATATTTTTATCGTCAATTTCTAAATTGTTAACTGTAACAAAATCTTCTATTTGATTTGAGTAAATCATTATACGTGGCAACAGAGTTGTTTGCATAGTAACTAGAATATTGCTACCATCCTTAATATCTTTTGTGTGCTCATATACGTTCTTAAAAATTAAATCGTTCGATGCTCTTGGAACTCCGTGATTTTCTACTTCACAATTTAGCATTTTTGCTAGTTGTGTAGGATATGCATTGGCATACATATAATTTCCATATTCATTAGGAGGATGCTTTTTTAACCACCTATGATACTCTGGTGAATTAAGGCCTGCGCCTTGTGTAAAACTACAACCAAAAGATAAAAGTTTATCGTATTGTTTCATCTATCTCTTTCTTGTAAAATAGGATCTGTTGTAGGCCACTCTATTCTAAATCGAGGATCGTTCCACTTAATAACACCTTGATTCTTTTCGTCTACATAGTCGCCTTCGTAGAACATATTATAATGGAATATACAATCTGTTAGTGCATAGTGACCGTTAGCGTACCCAGGAGGTATTAAAACTTGATCTCTAGTCTTTTCTGATAGTATATAAGATTCCCACTTACCTGTTTTAAGATCAAGAACAACTAAATAGATATCACCTACAAGAGCTTGTACAAGTTTATAAGTCTTATCATCATAATGCAAGCCTCTTAATACACCTTTGTAAGACTTACTAAATCTTCCGTGAACTTCGCTGTCTTTAGAAATAATTTCTGTTACAGGATGGTCGCTAGAATGATAAGTTGTAAAAATTTCTCCTCTGTATTCACGATATACAGAAGGTTTATAAATTGGAACTTGTTTGCCAAACGTATTAAGATGCGAAACTATCCATTCGTTCCATTTTTGATTTTTATAGCTCATTTGCTTTTGCTTCCAAGAAATTTACAAAGTCTTTAGTTAAAGGCTCTGACTCGTAAATCTTTATTAAGTGCTCTCTATTGTGTTCTAAAATATCTTGCATTTCCCAATACCATGTATATATTTCATCTTCGGACATTTCGCATAATCGTTTGACTTCTGAAACTATCATTTTTAAACGCTTGTGTGCAACTTTTTCATTATCATACGACTCGTCTATCCAAGGACTAAAAGTTTTAAATCCTAAATCTCTTAAATGCTGTAATGCACCCTTGAAAGAAAAGAAAAAGAAAGGATGATAGTTTCCTATCGGTTTAAAAACTTTTTCAGTTAATGATTTATGATCTCCATGATAGTATGTTTCTGTGCATATATAAAAATAACTATTTCTATAAGGTTCTCGTGTTCGATCAGTCCATGCACTTACAGTATTCATAGTAGTATCGGGCTCGTCGGCAAGTTTTTTTGGAAATAAATTAACCAATGACTCTGTTTCGACATCGTAATCTAAACTCCATTCAATCTTAACATGTTTTAACATTTGATCATTTAGCGAGGTTTTTTCAGATAGATAACTCCAATCACCGCGATCTAAAATTTGTTCACAATATAAAGAATACAGAAGTGCTTGTCGATGATTTCTAGGACTTTTTATTTTCATTAAAAATCTAAAAGGACGTTTTCTACTTTTTTCTAACTCTGAATCCCATCGACCAGTTTTTGAATAATATTTACTACTGTTCCACATAACAAACGGCCAATCACGCACTTGAATCTTTCGTTCATGGGGTTCAAACCATTCATCGTATATCTTATGGCCATTATGTGTATTAAACACTAAAATAATTTGACTCGGTGGAATATAGGACGATTCTAAACATTTATGTAAATTTTCATATTCATGTTTTTCGATATAATTTTCCTGAGCTAAATCTAGAATTATAGTACATTTTTTGTTTTGAGCATCTTCTAATGCTTCTTGCGACATATACTTCCAAAAATAATTACCATTAAGTTTTGAAAATTGCCTAACTCCATGTGCTGCAAACTGATCTAAATGAGGACTTATCTTAACAACATAAAAATAATGACTACACTTTTGTTTTCCTTCGAATAATGAAGTATGTTTTATACTAGTTACTTCTTCTAAAGCATTTAAATTTGTTACTGTCCAACTGTTAGGCCAGTCTCCTAACTGATTATTAAATATCTGTCTACTAATATTAGATTCGCTAGGGTCAGTATAGGCGTTAAATCCGTTGCTTATATTATGTTGAGAGTGCATGTAATTCAACACAGCATGATTACTTTCTAAAGCATTAGGTAAAAAATATCCCGGAAAAACATAGTCATATAAAAAGTATATCATATAGTATTTTTCCATTTATGATATTCTTCTTCCATTTCAGGAAACGTTTTAAGAAAATTAGTTCCACGTCTTCTATCATGCTCATCAACAAATCTAATTAAATTTTTTCTATGATTAATTACATGGGGTTTTGTTTCGTGTTCTTCGTCGATGTATGTTGTTATTTCATATATACGTCTAAACTTTTCGGCTTCCCAATTAAAGAATTTCCTATTAGCTGATTCGTACCAGCCGTTGTTTTCTATGTTATCGTATACTAAAGAAACCTGATCATATATATATCTTCTAAACTTTGCAGGCATAATATCAACTGCTTGATATCCAGGATGTCTCAAATAAGGAACATCAAGTATCATAGGCATGTGCTTAGCCTGCCAACCGCCGTATGTATCTTTAATTTCTAATATATCTTTAATAAGATTTTTAAAACTAAACAAACTTAAAAAGTTATATGTTGCCATATTAGTAAATGTACAATTTGGAACTTCAGTTAATACTTTGTTTATATTATCTAACCATTTGTTGTAGTCTAGTCCGTGTCTAATGTATTCTGCTTGTGCTCCTGTAGCTTCAGCACTTGTAAATATTTTAAATTTCTTAACCTTGCCTTCGCTACAGATTATTTTAATTTTTTCCATAAAGCGATTAAACACTCCGTCTGGAACACACATATTACTGTTGACAGCAAACTCTAGGTCTGGTCTAGGATTTTCTATAAGATCGTCTAGTACTCGAAATGTATCTTTAGAAAGTAATGGCTCGCCGCCTGTAATACGGAAATGTTTGAGATCCTTTGATACATCGGGCCACCATTTCCAAAATGCTTCTACATAAGGATTGTAATCTTTATTTGGAATAGGCATAACACCTTGATCTTTAAGCCAATCAATACCGCCATGCGCAGTTGTAGTTGGATACGGTCCGTATTTCTGAACTTCTTCCATCCATTTACTACTAACTTGTGGTGAACAGTATGAGCATTTGAAATTACACACACTACTAAAACTTACTTCTAAATAACTAGGATTAACATTATCATCCCAAGGTTTTTGAATAATTTCTGGAATATAAGATTCAGCCCAGGGTTCTTTGGACTTATATGTTCTATCACTTATTTCGTTATTGTCTTCTACACGCCAACAATAGTCACACTCTTTAGGCCTATCACCTTCGAGCATTTGCTTACGTTGTAACTTCTTAAATTTTGTATTATGTAATGCACTAGAATTACCTTCTAATTCTTCAACAGGTATTTTGTGAGGTACTGGATGATGACAACTATGCGTCTGTCCGGTATGTAGGTGTAGTGTAACTTGTTTCCACTTAGCTACACAAAAACTGCAACTAACAGGATCTAGATTTTCTTTTTTCCATACTTCAGGTGTCATTATTATCCTCAATTAAAAATGGTTCTTTGTTTATTCTTTTTGGCACTTGATAAACTGTTTTAAAAAATTTACTTTGTTGATCACTTAGTGGAGATATTGATATCGGAATATTTAATTCTTTTATCAAAGTTTTACCTAAATCCTGTATTGTAGACATTAGTGTTTCATCAGTAACTTCTAATTGGTTCCAAAAATTATTCAAATACGAAAAGTCACGTACATTTATAAAGTTCCAGTCTGTACACATTGTCATATACAACCCCTGTCTTGCACCAAATATCGCCCATAGTCCGTTTTCTACATCTGCACCGATCATTTGCCAAATATAAAGTCTATGTAAATTTTGCCAATATCCGTCATACAGTTTACTTGTATCAGGCTTCATTCCCTGATCAAGTGACATCTTAACACCTTCACGAAAACCAGCACGCCATGCTTGCTGTGGAGTTGCATTATTATACACATCACTAAAAGTAGTATTCATTTGGATATAGCGCATGTCCCAACAAAAGTCAACTTGACCTTGCGGATTTCCTGGTTCAGCATTTTCATGTGTACGCATATTGAGAACATAACTCTTTGGCCAACATTTAAGTCCGCCATTTCCATATACTAATCCGTTTATAACATTTTTTCCACACCAGCTAACAACACTATGATCTAACTGTGCTTCAGGTTTAAAATTTATAATTTGTTGTATATAATTAGCATATACTATATTGTCAGCATCTACAGTTATAAATCTATCAGTTTCGCTTAATTCTGCGCAAGCCTTGTGTGCAGCATCCGAGCCTTCTACTCCGTGGACACGTTTAGCCCATGGTATTTTACTACACAAGTCTGCATAGTTTTTTTCTGCGTTGGGCTCGTCGTAACTTAAAAAGATAACATCATAGTCTGCTACTTTAATTGAATTCATTTTACTACCTCATATCTATAATTACGATAAAGTCGTGGTGTAAATATCGAAAGATTTTCTTCTTCTGATTTGTACATGTACGGAAATATGCACTTTGTCTTGTCTATTAAATCTTTAATTGGTATTTCAATAGTCCGAATTAGTATGTTAGGATCATCGGGCTCAGTGATAAAAAACATAACAACCTTATCAGTAATTTCCTTGTCTAACAATTTTTCATTTACAACAATATCTTTAGTGCTATAAAATTGCCATTGTTTTGCAATATCATTTTTAAAAATATATACACTAGTGTCATCAGACGAATTTATCATATACAACTGATTGTCAACTAAAACTTTATGTCCTTTTCTATTTTTTCGTGCCATTAAAGGAATAGATTTTTTATCTACTGATACTATATTTTCAAGAAATAGTTCAGCAGTGTCTAACGTATCTTCAACAGTAAAATCTTTATGAAGTTTGTATACATTATTATTAGCCCAAACGTGATCGCCTTTATAAAACAAATCAGTTGCGTTATGTTTTCTAAAATCTATACCAACGTATATCTTTTCTAGGTTGTCAAATGTATTACCTTTAAATGGAATTTGATAAAGGTAATCTTCAACTGATTTTAAAAAACTAGTTGCAACCTCTCTAGCGATTACGTATTCTCTAAGTTGATGATTATATTTTACTACATATTCGCTAATTTTTGCTCTACCTAAAAAATATTCTTTTACTTCGTCATGATTAACTTCAATAACATCATAATCGCTATCTATAGGGTTATTTGTAATGTCAAAGACTTCGCCATGTGTTTTTTCAAAATACACATAACTTATATCTCCTTGTGCTATTAAACTGTTTAATTTTGTTATTGCATTAATTAAATTAGACATAAGTTATTTCCTTGTATTTGTTAAATACTTTTTCGACAAAGTCTTTTTCGGTATAATGCAATATACCATTTTGTACAAAATTTCCTAACTTTAAATTACAATTGTCATCTAAATATACGCCTAATTTATCTTGCCACCTATCTGGCGGATTGTTCCAGCCTTGTATCATCGGCTTTAAGTGTGTAAATGTAAGAATATTGTTTTTCTTATTTGTAACTTCTTCTTCTATATTAAGTATTTTTATTGCAATTGCTGCTGCGACATCTATACTCAAATGTCCGGGTGTTTGATTAGGTAGAAACTCTTTCCAAAACTCTTTCCAATTCTTACAAATAATTTCTAGTAAATTATAAAAGTTTTTTGCTAGATCTGATTGTTTAAAATAATGTACCCCAACGTATGTGTTAGGCAAATAGTTTTCGGTAAATGTCTTTCGGTAAAAATCATTTTCAATTACGTTATTATTAAATGTTCTTACTTCAGATGTAAAGAATAAATCTGAATCACTTAACATATTCCACGTACTAGTAAGATCATTAAACACCATCATATCAGTGTCCATTACAATTGTTTCATCATACGGACTACAGTGATAGATTTTCCATCTATTTTCAACTTTCCAAATAGTTGTTTCAGCATCATCACCAAAGGGAATAGGAATAATTTTGTCAAACAATATCTCATAATCTGCAGGAACAATATCGTTAGTAATAATTGATATTTTTTCATTAGGACTATTTTTACTTAGAGACAGTGCTAATAACACAGCCTGTTTAACATAGTCTACTTGTAGTACAGGATCAACTGTATATAAATTATTATAATAACACACTAAATTGCCCGGCCGTGGGTTTTCAAATACTAAACTTTTGTTACTGTCTGCATACAATTTAACTTCTTGATCAATAATAGGCTCGTAATCGTCTTCAGTAAACTCACTATTTGCTGGTACGTCAACTAAAGCACGCCACACTCTGTTATTATGCCAAACATGTTGACCTGCTAAATGTAAAACTTCTTTATACCAAATATCAATGTTAACTCCTTCAAATTGAGGAGTCAGTGTATATAATTGTGTTTCATCTTCTTTACGCACTTCGTAAATATTATTATCAGATAATACAATATTATTCTTTTTACACAAGTGATGTACAACAAGATCGTTTTTGTCATAGTGTATATAGACTTCAGGTATTACTAATTTTACATCATCATAATTAAATGTTTTAGACTGTAAACAAGTATTAACAAATCTAAAGACTTTATTATCATACCAAACATGCTGACCAGATATATAGTCGAGATCCGGATACCATATATCTACATGAATACCTCTGTATTGCTCTTCGAGGAAATGATTAGGTATTTGTCTCGATACTCTTTCATAACTATTTTGTGCTAAAACTATTATACCTCTATTGCTCATTAATTACTCTTTCTAGACTAAATTTATTCATTATATGAACACTTTTTCCTTTAGTACTTAATGCTAGATATTCTCCTAAGTATTTTGGTCGTTCAACCAAAAATTGCATATAATCATCATTAATTTCTAAACATATATCTTTATCAATTGTATAATAATGCGTACCTGGTAATTCTTGTACACAACTATCAAGTCCATCAAAACCATTAAGAATATGTGCTGCAATACTAAATGCAAAGTCATTTCTAAATAACGGAGAGTCAATTTGATACACTCGCCTGTAATGAGGCCAATTATCTTGTATGTGTGAAATTAGATCAAAGAATATTTTATTTGATTCAGTCTTTGTAAAATATACTACAGTTGCCCAATAAAAATCAACACCACACTCACTTATGTACTTAAACTCTGCTTCACTACGTGTTCCTGATAAATCTTTTGCATTTTTAAACATCATTAAATCATATTGACTGTCAAAACAGGATTTAAATAAATCATTAGAAATAATATAATCTGTATCTAATAACAATGTGCTATCGTATGGAGATAGATCATATGCTTGTGCTCTGCCTGCATTTTTAAAAGGAAGTTTTTTGTGTGTTAAAGTACCATCAAAGTAAAATCTATTATTCTGGACAACTTCCCATGCTGTAGGAATAATCTTATCAAATATTCCTCGGTCAAAACTTTCTACTAAGTAGTCTGGAGAATCAGTAACTATACTAGTAGGAATATTTAAATACTTCTGTATACGTTTTGCTAAAAATTGTGCTTGATTTACATAATCAAGCGATCCGTTATTTCTTGCAAATAGTAATGCGCCTTTAGTCATTTTCTATTAATTTTTCTACCGAACGTTTTTTACCCAATGCTACATAACTGTTATGATAATCGTTAGAAGCTTCAAAGTAAATATCTAAAATATCTTCTAAAAACTTAGACAAGTCTGGTATCATTACTGGACGATCGTTGTCATCAGTCAAAACAACGTCAGTATCTGCACCTTGCTTTACTAGTAAATCTATAAATGTAATTAACTCTCGTGTAATAGTAAACTGAGAACCTTCAGTAAAATATATTAAACTTTCTTTAAACTTTTCTTGAAGAATACGTTTTTGATTATTGATCGTAACCATATACTTGCTAAAGTCAAGGGCTTTTTCTAATCTTTCGTCCATACTACCTCCTGTTAGTGTTAAGTATAACACAGATTGTTTAGTAAGTCAATATGAATATACTTATTATTACAGGTTGCTTGTAGAGTTGTAAGTTGGTGCTGCTACACTTACAGTGGTGACTGTGTTAGACCCTATTACCATTGTACCATTTGCTCTCAGTACAGACGGTTGTACTGTTAACGTGCCCTGGACGTCTTCGTCAACATCAGTACCTTGTCCATCAACGCCGCCTGTATTAACATCGTCAAACACTACGTTAAATCTAATTCTAGAAGTGTTATCTTCTTTTGCTTGAATATAAAAAATGTTACCTGTATACGTTGATGCTGTTTTTTGCCATATAGTTTGGTAAGTACTAGTAAGATCATAGTTACCAATACTCGAAGCAGTACCATAGCCTGTGCTGTGTATAGTGCTTGTATAACCAAACTCAACGTGTCCAGTTCCGATTATACCCGACCATTCTTGACCCTTTGTAGAGTTATCGCCTGTTTGTGTAGAATCTATTTTCACTCTACTACCTGCATTAAAAAATTCTCTACGTGCAGCAGCGTCTGCAAATGTTAGTGTGAATTCATGATTTACAGCACCATTCCATGGAGTTGTTCTGCTATTACTCGAATATGAAGTTTCAGAACGTTGACTAGTATGTAGGTCAAATCTATTATTTTCGCAATCAGTCATTAAACCTTCAAGATATATTATGTGAGCTTCTTCAATTTTATCAGTATTAGTTGTGTTTGCAAGGTAATCACCAGTTACATAAGGACTTTCAATTGTCCCAAAAGCGGTTGTTCCAATCTGGTGTACTCTTGCTCTTACAATATCGCTATAAATATCTAAATACTGTTGTTCACTAATCAAATCACCGCTAGATGTTGCTGCTACTGTTGTAGAATCAATACTGTTTCCGTAGCCATATGTTTCGTTAGCACCTGAAGAAGAATCTCCCATTACTGATAATATTCGAGAACGTAGATTGTTATATCGCGTGGCTGTAATAAAGGTAGGCATTGGGACTCCTGTCAAACTATATCATTATATATAGTTTATTTACTTTACAGTGTTGTTATGTTTTGGTAAACTGGTGCAGGAACTTCGATATAAAAGTCAATTAAATCATCACCAGTTAGAGTACTTTTTGCTCTTAAATGATTTACACTACTCTTTAAAGTTCCGTCAATTAAATCATCTTCTGCGCCGCTTTCCAAATCATCAAATACAATTTTAAATTGTATTTCAGAATCAGAAACTTCTTTTGCATATATTTCCATTAAATTTTGATTATATGTAGGATATATTCCACCATTGCTTAATTTAGTATAAATTAATTGATAAGAAGTTGTTAAATCATAGTTGCCGATTGCAGAAGGTGTTCCCTGGTCAGTTGTACTAGTATCACTATGGTTAAACTTAACTATACCTGCTCGTTGTAATAGAACACTCCAGTCATTGCCTTTAGGGGTTGCATAACCTAAATTAGATGTTTCTATTCTAAGTTCACCGCCTGAGTTAAAAAAATGTCTACGATGACCAGAATTATTAAAAGAAACTTTTACTTCATGTATAAGTTGTCCATTCCATTGAGAAGTTCTAGTGGAAGAAGTACCCAATTCGACTACTGACTGAGTCGAATCAACTAAGAATTTATCAGTTTCGATTCTATCCATCATTCTTTCTAGATCAGCAATACCTTTAAATTCAGCATCAGCTCCTGTGCCAGTTGACTCTTCGCCTATAATATCAATTCCGGCTACAAATTCAAGATTTTTTATTTGATCAGTTATTTCAGAACTTAATAACCCAATTTGGTGTAATCTTGCTCTTATCAAGTCTTTGTATAAATTATTAAAAGACTGTGCAGTAACATTAACTTGCATATTGCCGCCTGGGATGTTTGTTACTTCTTCACTACTTATAGCACCACCATAACCTGAAGCACCTTGTCCATATCCAGTTTGTCCAGCGCCAGTTCCTAAAACTGCTGCTATTCTGTTTTGCAATAGGTTAAACCTTGATGCTGTAATTAAATCTCCGACGGCCATTTATCTTTCCTTTATACCTTAAGAACACATTCTACTAATTTTTCGCCCTCATCGTTATTTGTTTCTAGTGCTATGCCTACCATTGCCGTTGAAGCAATAGTTGTACATACACCTTCTGCCCAAGCATACACTGCCATACCCTTTGAAACTGGACCTTTTACTCTTACTGGTAAACGTCCTTTAAGTCCAATATATTGCCCTTCTGCTTCTGAATTCATCATAAGCGCAGGATCTGTTGATACAACACCAATACAGAATGAACTTGCGCTTGCTGGCTCTACTTCATGATCCGGATGTCCACATACTGCAACTGCTGTGCCTGCTGGTAATTCTTCAGCAGTGGTATATTTCTCTGCAAGGTCAGCAAATTGTGCTTGTGTTGCTGTACCATGAAAAACATTTGCTGTAATGTCACCGCTTGCATCTCTTGCGGCAATTGTATTTCCGCCAGCAGTGACTGTTGCTGTTTGGTGACTAGGTGCGCCTGCTGCAGGATCATTTACTTTAAGATTAGTTGCTTTATCAGATTCGCCTCTAAAGTTTACAGCATGTACTTCTGCCCATTGTAATGTAGGCGATCCTAAATCAGTTACATTGTCTAATACCGGAACTACTGCTGGGTGTGTAATTTTTGCTACATCAGTTAGTGTACCTGAAGCGTTTGTTGTTTTAAAAATTATTTCACTGTTACTACCATTATTGTTTGATAGTACACCAGCACCGCTTTGTGTAGATAGACCAAAAATTCCATCTATAGTTGCACTAGGTGCTGTTAGTGTTGCAGAAAAGTTAGCTGCGGCACTTAGTGCATATGCACTTGCTGCAACGCCACCTAGTTTTTCTGCATTAGAAGCAGTACCATGGTAAACATAATCATTTCCGGCTACATTAGTACTATTTGTAACACCGTTGTCTGAATCTAAAGTATATTTTAGGGTTGTACCTTTTTTAATTTTATCAAAGCCGGCAATAGGATTAAGTGATCCTAAAGTAAATTCTTCGTTACTTATAATATACGAAGTTTGATCATTAATTACAGCTTTAATAATAGTTTTTGTAGCACCTAACGTATCAATTACTTGTTCACTTACCATGTTAGTAATACCTGAACCAGCAGACTGAGGACCAACTAGGGTATATTGATTATCTCCTGCTGTACCGTTATGCACATATAACTGATTGTTTACTTCGTCCCACCAAAAATCACCTTTAACAAGTGTACTAGGTGCACTTGATGCGATCTCAGAACCGCCTGTTGATTTCCAATATCCAATACCTGGTAATGCGCCAGGAGTAGCAACAAAATATTTTAGTTTACTATTTGTAGAATCGTACCATAACTGCCCTCTAATTGCTCTAGTTGGTGCGTTTCCGCCTGCAAAGTTTTCTAACAAGAACAATAAGTTCTCGTTTTGGATCTCTCCGTACCCTGCGTAGTTTTTACCAATAAATTTGATATTGGTTGTTTGATCTATAGTTCCATCTTCTACTGTTGTTAACAGTGAATTGTCGAATCTATCAATTTGATAAGCCATATTCTGTACCCCTAAATGCTATTATTATTTATCGTATCTTTATAAACTTTCAAGACCTATGTTTACCCATTCAATTGTTGTAATATTAGTGACAGGATCAGTATTTGCCTGCACTTCATAAGTTAAAAGTTGTCTGTTTGGATTTGTGAATTCGATATTGTTAAACGCAATATCTCGAACCACTGGTTGATTTTCTGTACCATTTTTGTCAACAGCAACCGTTGAAATATTCTTTGCTGTTTCAATATTAATTGTAACACTACTATAACTAGTTGTATGTATTCTTGCTATTTTACCAACGTTAACAGATTCAACTGGAAACAGTCCTGCTAAGTAAGAAGCAACAATTTCTAGATATGCTAAGTTAGTATCGATACCTGTAACGTCTAATGCCATAGCTAATGGCTGTGTTAATGTTGTATTATCGACATATACTTTGTTAGCAGCATCACCTGGATTCTGTGGTGTAGCAATACCACTTATTCTAGCAACAGGGTTAATTTGTAACTGGCCGCCTGTAGTAAATGTAATATTACCTGTAGCTTGTAAATTTAAATTACCTGTTGCTAAAACAGTATTGCCGTCTATGTTAATGTTATCTACATCTAAATACACCAATGTACCTAGTCTAACTAAATCATCTGCAAAGTTAATGTTTTGTAAACTGTTTTCTGTTAATTTAATACTACCGTTAATTCTATAACTTAGCGATTCACTTGTTAAATTTAAATCTTTGTTTGATTCCCAAGCGTTTGAATCGTATTCCCATAAGAACGTTTTATCGCCCTGTGTAGATCTAACAATAATACCACCGCCGTCTGCAAATAAATCGTCTTGTGCTGTACCGTCAGCAGTAACAGCAAGTTTTATCGATTTATCCAAAACTTGCAAGGTTGTAACTTCAACGCTTAATTGCTCACCTTCAACAATTAAGTTGCCTGTTATTCGTGTATCACCTTCAACATCTAGCGTATATAACGGAAGTCGATCAATATTCATTATACCAACTCTACCTTCACTAGCATCAATGTATACAGCGTTAGTTAAGTTACCTAAGTTAGCCCCAGACACAACTCTTAATGCAAGGTCACTATTTGAGATAGGATTTTCGATAAAGAAATTAGCACCCTGTGGACGCATACTCATAATCGTGTTAGTAGTATTTGAGAATATTAAACCGTTTGTGTTTCTTATTTCTAATCTACCAGTTGTTAAACTATCAATATCAGATCTAATAAACTGATCAGCATTGAGTAATTGTCCGTCAGTTGTTGCTAAGTTTGAAGTACTTTCAGCAGTACCAATAAACTTAAAATTTACTTTATCGTATACGTTAAACCCTTTGAATATAATACCATTAGGATTACTTGCTGATACAAGTGCTGGAATTCTAGCCACTACAGCAGGTGTAAATTCTATGTTACTAAATAAACCAACTTCTTCGTTATTGATGTATAGTTTTGCAATTGTAATCTCAACTTCTGTAATACTTTTAATAGTTTCAACGAAGAAACCTGTTTTACCTTGGTTTTTAGTAAAACTCGGTCCAATTAATAATGGATCGCCGCCGCCATCAAAAAAGTATAACTGGTCATCACTATTGTTAAACCAAAAGTCACCAGCTGCTAATCCAATAGGCTGTGTTGACTGAATAAACGGTTCGCCTGTTGATTTCCATTCTACACCAGTATAAATTTTTAACTGGTTGTTTGCGCTATCCCACCATAACTGCCCTGTCAACGGATTGCTTGGTGCAGCAGTATTCGAAAAGTTTTCAAGCAATTTGATAAAGTTTTCATTAAAAACTTCACCGTAGCCCCTATACCCTCTACCTACAAGCGTTAAGTTTGTACTTGTAGTATCAATCTTTCCGTCAATTAAGTCTACTAGTACTGTACCGTTTGTTTTATTTAATTGATAGCTCATGTTGATGTTCCTGCGTATATAATATAATTTAATGCCAAGTAGGGGTTCATAACATTAAGTGGTGAACCTAAGGCACCGCCTGTTTCTATACCTCCTGTAGTTGTTTTTCCTTGATAACCCGAGGCACCTGCTTCTATAGATATAGGAATACCGTCTGGATCGGTTAATAACTGCCCCGGGTTATCTGGATCCTGTGCTTTCTGACTGATAGCATAGAATTGAGATTCGTCACCTTCTAAAGTATGATCATGGTCTGGTAAATTCTGTGTATTAATTGCATATGATTGATTTCCTTGTGATTGACCTATTGTATCTGGGCCGCCGCCTTCAAATGCAATACCTGTAAAGCTAAATGTAGCAATTCCACCTACAGTTAATGAGTTAATTGTAATTACTAGATCATGAGTAGGTGTAGCGCCGCCGAATATAACTCCAGAAATTGTAACTTTTTCTGCAACTGTATATCCAGTACCTGGATTAGTAACTTGTACATTATAATTTCCAGCATTAAGTTGTACACTGAATACAGCGCCAGAACCAGTACCCGTTGTTGATGTTTGCTGAACGTTTGTAAAACTTGCAACTGATCCAGTAACACGGTTTGCTGCTTGGCCGCCCATATTATCAACACCTAAAGGAAATCTACCTCTTAAATCAGGTAATCCGAATTTTAAATCTCCGCCATCGCTAACTAAACTTGCTGATTTAAAGTTATGTCCTATCACTTGCCATAGTTCGTTGTAGTCAGTTTTAAATACTTCTTGCCCTGTGCATAGTAACCAACCTGCAGGCGCTGTAACACCTGCATATGGCATAATACTACCGACCGGTGTAATAGGCACAGATGACAATAAATCAACTTTGTTTACTTTATACAGTCCTGAATCTGCTCCTGTAGTTTTGTTAATTAACAGTTCGTCTGTGTTACTGATTAAATCAGCTCTAAGTCTTGTTTTACTAGCAACGATATCGTTTGATATTGAAACTTCAAATACCTTTTCAGATCCTGACTGTCCGTCAAACTCAAAACTATTACTTGTAAAATCGCCTTGCATTCTAAATGTAGTTGCATTAGTTAATTTATCAGCAGTAGTTGATCTACCAGTAACATTACCAGTAACATTACCAGTAACATTTCCTAAAAATGATTCTGCATACATTCTCTTAAAAGGAGCATCTGACGATCCTATATCGTAAGAGTTAATTTCTAGTGCAGGCAATATATGGGCATTTACTATAGTGCTTCCTGCAATGTTTATACTGCCGCCGATATGTAAATCTTGAGCAATCCCAGCGCCGCCTTTTACTACAAGAGAGCCTGAACTAAAGTTAATAGCATTTTCAGTATTACTAGCTTCTATTTTACCTGTGTTAGTAGGATCTGTTGTATCAACTGTTGCTTTAATATTACCTATAACATCAAGTGCCTGACTTGGTGCAAGGTTATTAATGCCTACCCTTTCTTCACTATTGACTCTTAAAACAGTATTAAAAGATTGATCTACATCTTTAAGTATTAAATCGATTGAAGATATTTGGTTATTGTTTTTTAATTCAACTGACGTACCATTTACACCTATCTGGAATTGGCTATCTGTTCCAAGTTTAAATCCAGAGTTATTATTGATTGTAAGTTGTTCGTTTAAAATTGCACGAGAATCAGTTCTTATAAATTTTTCAGCAGCAACTTCAACTGCGCCGCTACTTTCAACAACTATTAGTCCTTTAGCACTTTCAGCTACACCAATAAATTTTATAGGATTATCTATACTACCTTCATTACGTAAATTAAAACCTTTCTTAAGAGTACCAAACCCACTGATAGCAGTTTTAGGTGTAAATTCTTCTGCACTTACAATAGCATATGGTATATCCTGTATATACATAATGAATATACTTTTGCTTAGATTATCAATGTCTAAAACAGTTTGTGCTCTGCCGCCTGTAAGTAGTCCTGTTCCTGCTTCAGGTCCAATTAACAACCAAGTATTTCCTGAAAAGATATATAATTGTTGGTTAACTGTATCAACCCATAAGTCGCCCGGTGACGACTGATTAGATAATGGCTGTGAAGCTGCTTTTACAAATCCACTTGCCGTGCGCCATTGAGCACTATCATATATTTTTAATTGATCAATGCCGGCTGAAGTATCATACCATAATTGTCCTTCAACAGGGTTACTAGGTTCAGATGCACCTGCAAAGTTTTCTAGTAAATG